TCGATACATCGAAACTTCATTACGTTAAACTCCCAGTAAATCATATAGTTATAGATTTCGATATTAAAGACGAATACGGTAAAAAATCATTTGAGAAGAATCTAGAGGCGGCTAGTAAATGGCCGGCTACTTATGCCGAATTAAGTAAAAGCGGAGCAGGTATTCATCTTCATTATATTTACACAGGAGATCCAACACGCCTGAGTAGAATATATGACGAAGATATAGAAATTAAAGTTTTTATAGGAAAAAGTTCATTAAGACGTAAACTGTCTAGGTGTAATGATTTACCTATTGCAACAATTAGCTCTGGATTACCATTGAAAGGAGAAAACAAAATGATAAATATAGAAGCTGTTAAAAGCGAAAAGGGACTTAGAACATTAATAAAGCGTAATCTTAATAAAGAAATCCATCCAGCAACAAAACCGAGTATTGATTTTATACATAAAATATTGGACGATGCTTATGATAGTGGTTTGAAATATGACGTTACCGATATGAGAAATGCTATACTAGCGTTTGCTGCTAATAGTACAAATCAATCGGATTACTGTATAAAGCTTGTAAGTAAAATGAATTTTAAATCAGAGGAACCATCTGTCGGAAAAAATAATGACGATGCAAAGCTTATTTTCTACGATGTAGAAGTCTTCCCTAATTTATTCTTAGTCAATTGGAAATTTGAGGGTAAGGGTAAGCCTGTTGTACGGATGATTAATCCGTCACCGGCTGAGGTAGAAGAACTTATGAGATTCAGACTGGTTGGGTTTAACTGCCGAAGATATGATAACCATATACTCTACGCACGGCTAATGGGTTATACAAATGAACAGTTGTATAATTTATCACAGAAAATAATTAATGGCAGTCCTAATTGTTTCTTTGGAGAGGCATACAATGTATCATATACAGATGTTTATGATTTTTCAAGTAAAAAACAATCATTAAAGAAGTTTGAAATTGAATTGGGTATTCATCACCAAGAACTTGGACTACCATGGGATCAACCGGTACCTAAAGAATTATGGGCAAAAGTTGCAGAATATTGTGATAACGATGTTATTGCAACGGAAGCTGTATTTAATGCCAGAAAAGCAGATTTTATTGCCAGAGAGATATTAGCTGATGTGGCGGG